TTTCTGATTTTATACTTCTTTGTTTTCATAATTCTATTGTTTTAATTTGTTTGTTTTGATTTACTATGCAAAGATACGCAAAATATTTTATTCAAGCAAATTATTGATGTTAATAAATGTTTTTATTTTTCAATAACATATTTAACACGTTCCAAAATTGTTTTTGGCTTTACAAGTTTTTGTTCTGCTCGCATAACCTTGTAAATCATTTCCGAGTTCTCTGCCCTTAATTTTGCAACTTCCCCTGATAACTTTTTGTTTCGCTTTCTTACTGCATTGTATTGTTCCTGACTGATAAACTTACCTTCCTCGTTTCGTGCCTGCTGAT